ATCAAGAAATACTGTTCCCGCGAAGAACGTAGTGTAAGTTAGTGTGTCCGTAAGGCTATGGATCAGTGGCCGGAAGATAAGGGAGTTTAACACTCCCTTTCTTTTTGGTATGTTTTGGTAGTAATGGTATCAAAGATTGCTTCCTTTACCTTTAGTTAATTAGATTATCTATACATTCTAATTTGCTTTAAGTCAACTTTCACGTTCTCCTTTCCTAAAGTTTTACCGTCAGATACAAAAATTCTTCCATCGGTCATGACGTCTATTGATGCTATTGCATTGTAAGAAACTTTTTCGTTATAATTTTCTGTTTTTAAAATGCTATCAAATGATAAAATACCATTTTTCACAATCTTAAACACAGCAATACCATTTTCTGAATTGTTTATATATAGTTTATCCCCTCTTTTTCTAATTTGAGTCGGCTGCGGGTCGCTTAGCACATCTTTGCACTTGTATTCATTCGGGATTTCGTACAAATTATATGATAATGATTCCAGATTACTTATATTAACAGCTAGTATACCTTGTATTCTAGCATCAGAGTTTGCATATACATGTTGTGGTGCTATTGTCATATAAACAAAAGGATAATCAATAACACTTTCAAACGTGTGTGTGTTTGGGAAAAATTTTTGCAAATCTTCCCAATACAAAATCTCTGTAATATTATTAATATCGCTTATATCATAGATTGTAAAACCATCTCCAAACCCAGTCGCGAAGTAGTAATCTTTCTCATTAATAGAGAAAAAAGTACCACCTTGCAATTCATGTGTGCTACTTCCTTCTGGATAGTCCTTGTCATAAATTTTTAATACAGATTCTGGATTTGTTACATCATAAACATGTAGTCCCCTCATTTGCAAATTAACAAAAAGATAGACTCTATCTTGTTTAGTGTAAATTGACACTCTTGATATTTTTTTATTTATATGATTTCTACTTACTAATGTAAAATCATATAATTTAATAATGTCAATACTTCCATTTACATATTCAGTTGATGGAAAACCTGCTTGCGATGTCCTAACACCAGCATATAAAAATCCATTATATACTACCATTGATGGTATACTATTTCCGTATGATTCGATAAAATTGTTCTCAGAATTAATTGTTCCAATCAATTCTGGAGCTAACTCATTTTTTAAATCATATTTTGATACGCCAGAAAATCCCCCAACATATAAATCACTTCCGCGCACGCACATTGATAATTTTGTATCCCATAAAGACTCTATTGTTGTAAATAGGGGTCTTTCTTTTAACACACCTATCTTTTTAGAAATTTCGTCAATTGATATTTCATATTTTTTATAATTAGGGTCTTCCCATTGCAATAATGTTCCTATTCCGTCTATCATCATACATTTTAATGTTACAACAATTGATGAATTATAAACTTCTGTAAGAACATCATTCCCCATATAAACGGACAAAAAGTAATTACCCTTACTTATATTTATTGTCGATGACTTTACATAGTTGTCTGCAACAGTTACTCCAACTAATTGTTTTTCTTTACGCTCATCGTATATTGAAACAAAAAAGTTGTTATTAACTTTGTAGTCACAAAATGTTTGTAATGTTGTTTTTATATCATTTTCTATACTAAAAGGAATGAATATCCTAGAACCAAACGGAGGATTGCTAAGTAATGATGTTACACTTATTACATTATTTTTGACATTCGCTTTGATGCGTTTTTGACTTTCCGCATTTATATATTCTCCATCTGGTAAACTAATCAGATTTTTAGATTTTGTCACATTCATCGTTTGATTCGCAATATCATCTAAATCTTCCTTTAATTTTCCCACCACATCTGCAGGCGCTGCCTTCTTATGGTCTGTCAGTGTCTCATCGATATCGGCCGGATGGGCTTCCAGATATGTATTGACATACCCCTGCATGGCCTCTTCTGTAGCAATCTTTTCAACGCTTTCCATCCGTTCAAGCAGCTGGGTAACGATATCCGGATATGTTTTACTGATATCCATTCCATCTGGAACAGTCATCAACACTGTGCCAACCGCCGGCACAGTGTTCCATCTTGTCTGAACGTTCTCACCGTCTGTCTTGGCAGCCAGAACTTTGAAAGCAATAAATCCTGCACTGGCAAATACGTTGCCTGACAGCTGCCATGAGAAGGTAACATCATCGCCATCGATGGCCACATCTTCGCAGAGGTACAAGTTGGAATCACCCGAGAATGACTTTCCTGTGCTATCTGATGTGATATAACTGATATAAATCTGGTGCTTAGACAGATCAATGCCATCCCCAACAATCTTCGGACACCTGAAATGCTTCCGTTCAACATCCTTATCTGTCTCAACGCCAAACAGGATTTCGGATGCTGGCACGCTGATCACTCTAGTTTCCCCGTCGATTGTGATAACATCATCGACCGGCCCTGCAGAATAGGCTACCGGATCCGTAGCCATCTCTGCCAGTATTTCTTTTTCAAGCTCTTCTGTTGTTGCCATCTTATCTCTCCTGTTCAATCTCAACATCGTTTGTCTTGATTCTAAAACCGTCCCGCACACCAATCACATGAACATGCAGCCGGCTATATGACAGAGCTTCTTCTGGAATTATACAGGTATCTGCAGATAATTTTGCCGGGTATTCTTTTCCTAGACGCGTAAATACAGCCACTTTTCCGCATCCGTTCCACTCAGCATCAAAACTAAAATATGCCTGCAGATATCCCTTGCTGCCTCTGACAAGGCCGGAAAAATCACAGGTTGGGTTCTTCTGCAGATTCTGCCCCATTGCGATAAAATTAAGACTTCTCATACACACACCTCCTAGACACCGATGACATACCGGAGACAGAAATACTTGTTATTGTACTTAATCAAACAAGCTCCTGATCCTGCCGCAGTGTTGTTCGTGTGTCCAGTTAAACGATTGTCACTGATATATACATACTTACTTGATACATTTGAAAATGAGTTGGCAAACAACGTGAAGGTGTGACCCTTACCTTCTTTCTGAGCTATAAGCTTTTTCGGAACAAAACAGGAAACGAACTGATCATCCTTTGGCCCTTCGCCGTCTGCGTACCGGCTCCACACAAGCACGATGCCATTTTTCTGTTCAGAAACCTTTCCGGAAAAAGTAACTGTCTGTGTATCATTTGGCCATACTGTTCCTGACCACAAAATCTTCTGCTCTGCTCCCAGGATGCCAAGCTGCTTCCAGACATCTTCAAGACTGGCGATATTCGTATACAAGGCTGTAACGTTTGTCAGGTTAAGCCCTTCCTGCTTGATGCAATATAAGGATACATACGTCTCTGCAGAACCGTCTCTCAGATCATGTTCCGTATAAACAGGCAAGTTGCTGTCTGTTTTCAATACAGCTTCACACTTCTGTTGGCCACCGTCATTGTACAACCTGTAACCTAATGTAAAATACTTGATTTCTCCCTGGCTTCCTGTTGGAATCGTAAAATCATCCCAGGTACCGGCGTCGATATGAATTCTTCTGCCTTTGCTGATCAGCTCGCCATCATAGATTCTCACTGTATTATTGTCGATGATCTCACATTCCATCTTACGGCCAACATTCAGCATCAATCGCCCGGATCCGGCAAGACCTGCGTACAGGTCTGCATCCTCCTGCGCCGTAATGCCCTGATAGCCATCACCATTCAAAAGAATTGCCATTTATGTTTCCTCCTTTACGCCATACTCAATTGTCATCCGTCCATTTGAAATTCGATAGATCTTCTTGTTAATCGGCGCTTCCACAACCAATCCCGTCTCCCTGTACCGGCCAACAACGATGTCACCGACATTCAGATCAACGCTCTCCGCATCTATCTGAAGCTTTTTTGAGCTCGCAAGCTCCCGAAGCTTTTCCGCTCCGGATTTTTGTAATTCCAAATAAGATTCTGCAGAAGAATAATTATAATAAGCCTGCCGTTCTGCCAGGCCTTTATAGTACTGTGTTCTTGTCACTTTTCCGGATTTACCGATGTAGAAATCAACCCGCTGTCTCTCCTGCAGCTCTCCTTTTCCCATACAGATCAAGTGATTGATACCCATCCGATCATCCGTAAATGTTAATGTCAGACCAACATCATTGTTGTACTCTCCTTCAAGTTTTGTAATCGGGAGTGCTCTGCAGTATAGCTTCACTTTGCCGTCCGGTCCCGTTTTCTTTGCATAGATATCAAGCCGGCAGCCATTCTCAGCGAGCATATCCATCAGCCCCTCCAGCATTGTTGTGTAGAGTTTAAATTGATAATTATCAATCGTCACTCCACTGTCTTCCTCAGGGACTGTAAAGAATCCGCCCAGACAGTCATTCATCAATTCCCGGATAATTGCATTTGCTTCTCCGGATACGATCCTGTAATCACTCCCGGACGGCGGCGAAATGATCCACTGAGAAAGAAGACCGCGCCAGCTCCATCCTTTCAGGGTTTTTGTAGTACTGTTGGATATGCTGGTCTGACATTCAACAATGCCCCCAGCCTCTGTACCCGGGACATAGAAACCGTAAAAATCGGTCATTGCCGTTGTGATCTCGAAGTCGTTGGATGTGGAGCCGTCTCCGACTTCAAAATCAACTTCCAGTTTTGCCGGGCCAATTTCACGAAAATCCTTATCAAATAAAATCAGATCCATTTCGGTTCACTCCTCTCCAAATACAGTGTCAGATCAATGCCGTACAGCCGGCTGTAATCTATCGTCAGCTCACCTGCGGGTATCTTCTGTAGAGCGGAATAAATAGAATCACGATAGTTGAACACATTGACTTTCTCACCATTATTTTTCGTTAAGAAAATTCGTCTGTCAGCCGGCTGTGTTTCCCGGCTGTCGATGGTCAGATATTCACCAGCTTCGACCTGATAGTGGACGATGTAAGGATGGCCGGCTATCGTGATATTGATATCCGCAGCCGGCCCGTATATGATCATCCGAAAATCACTATCGGCATAATGGTCAACCGTAAGCCGAACTGCAGTCTGGCTGATTGGGTAACTGTATGTATAGCCATACGGATAGCTTTTGGCATCAAAGAAAGCTTTGGCGGATTCATCCAAAGGCTGAATGGGTATTTCCTGCTCACAGATCCACGCTGGGTGGTCTGTGATAATACCAAAGGTACAGGAAATAATCCGTGCTGTTTCCCATCGTTCCTTTTCAGAGGAATAGATATAACACGGTAGATACCAGTCATCCACATACAATTTTCCAGGCATTTTATTTACGATATCTATATCAAAAATATCCGTCAAATTGTTGACCAGCATCCTGGCATTCTGCTCGCCTTTTTTCAGGACATCGATATTCAATTTGCGCTGAGACAGTGTCCGCTTAAATCCGGATATTGTCTCATCATCTTTGACAACTTCCCATTCATAGTCAAGGATATCCGAGATGAGCATTCGGTAAGGGCTCTTATTCAGGTTCACCTCTTTGCCTTTGCTGTTAACATACTTAATTATCATGCTGTTACAAATCCTTCCTCTTTCAACGCCCTGCTAAGTTGTCGTCCATTCAAAACAACAGGACGTTCATTGGTCTTATTAAGCGCCCGCAGGAACACGGCTTCCAGTTTGTCATAATCAATCTGAGCATCCGGATCTGAACCATGTCCAGAACTATTGACAGAATTAACATATTCCTGTCCCATAGTCACTGTTGCTGCCGTGACTTTATTTCTTGCCATAGCTGCAAGGGCTGTATAATCTGGTGTTTCAATTTCTTTGACGGCACTGTCGGCCAACAGTTCAGATGCCTTGCCTACTTTATCCTTTTCATCCAGGATACCTAACTCAAGACCCCGGCCGTACATCTGGCCGATTTCTTTTCTGGCTCGTTTGGATGGGGATGCGATGCCAAGAAATTTCTTTGCGGAAGCCAATGCATTCTTCGCAGCCTGTTTGGCAGCGTCTGCAATGGCACCAGCTGCTCCGGAGATACCAGAGGCAATACCCATAACAATATTTTTTCCAATAGACCACCAGTCAAGGCTCTTAAATGCGGTCATTGCTGTGCTGCCGATTGATTTTAGGGCAGATGGAATCTTAGTTGCTAGTCCTGAAACACCGCTTCCTATCTTCGTAATCAAATCATGGCCAAGAGATGACCAGTTCGTTGACTTAAACCCAGTAAATGCCTTTGTGGCAATGTTTTTAAGGGCTGTAGGAATATTTTTGGCAAGGCCTGCAATACCTTTCGCGATGCCATTGATAATCGTTTTACCAAGCCCAATCCAGTTCACTGCACCGATGACCGCAATAATGGCTTTCACCATCTCAGGGAAATGTGCGATCAGGTTTGGGATATTGGCGATAATGCCCTCGATCAGCTTCAGGATAATACTTGCTCCAGCGATAATCAGCTTTGGAACATTCTGGTTAATGATGTTCGCCAGATTCGTGATGATTGTCGGACCGTACGCAATCAAATCTGGAAGTGCTGCTACTAGTCCATCTACAATGTTATAGATAAACTGAATACCGGCATCTACCAGCAACCCGATATTTTCAAGCAGGGATGCCGAAAACTGTTCAAGCAACGGTAATGCATTGGCCAGAAATTCCGGTATAGCCTCCTGCAGACCAACCCCAAGCTGTCCGAGCATTTCAACGCCATACTCCACCAGAAGCGGTGCATCAGCCGCAATCTCTTCTGCCAGGGATGTGACAATGTTGTATGCCAGTGATAGCAATGATGGCAAAACCTGAACTGCGCCATTGTACAGGGACAAGATGATGTTTTTACCTGCGAATATCAACTGTGTCAGCTGCTTATTCAGATTTACTGCCAATGACTGAACAGTGCTGACAACCAGTGAGATGAGCTTTGGCAATTGCTTTGCCACGCCAACCGCAACATCTGCAATAATGTTTGAGCCGGCTTCAATCAGTTCGCTGGTGCCGCCATTTTTGAAAGCGTCTACCATCTGGCTGACGTATTTTGTCGCCTGTTTGGCCGCCTGTCTGAGCGGCTTCTGCATAGATTTATAAACTGCTATCCCAAGACTTTCTGTCGCTGATTTAAGCTGATCAATATTACCTTTCAGATTATCCTGCACGGTTTCAGCCATTTTCGCTGAAGCACCATCGCAGTTTTCGATAGATGATTTCAGCTTATTGAAATCGTCATCTGATGCATTCACAATGGCCAGCAATCCGGACATTGCTTCCTGGCCGGCAATAGAAGTGGCTGCCTCAATCTGTTCAGCTTCAGTCAGTCCAGAAAAACCTGTCCGCAAATCTCCCATCAGTTCATCCAGGGATTTCATATTTCCGCCAGAATCCGTCAAAGAAACACCAAGACGTTTCATGGCCGCTTCTGCTTCATCCGTTGGTTTTGCCATCTTCGAAAGCATCGCTCTTAAAGAAGTACCAGCCTGTCCTGCTTTGATACCACTGTTGGCCATGATACCGATAGCTGTTGCACAATCCTCAACAGAATAGCCCATTGCCCCGGCCACAGGCGCCACATACTTAAACGTCTCGCCCATCATGGACACGTTGGTATTGGCGTTGGATGATGCCTGGGCAAGTACGTCAGCAAAGTGAGTTGAATCAGATGCCTGTAGTCCAAAGGCCGTCAGAGCATCGGTGACAATGTCCGACGTCGTTGCCAGATCTTCTCCGGAAGCCGCGGCAAGGTTCATGATACCTTCAAGACCATTTAGCATGTCATCGGTCTTCCAACCAGCCATGGCCATATATTTCAGCCCGCTTGCTGCCTCGGTTGCCGAGAACTTTGTCTTGGCACCCATTTCCTTTGCTTTCTCAGACAGCTTTTCCAGATCAGCACTGGATGCCTGGGAGATCGCTCCAACCTCAGACATGCCGGCTTCAAATTCAGAACCAACTTTAATTGCGTACGCAGCTGCACCGCCAAGGGCCCCTGTGATACCGGCCAACGCACCGGCTGCCACTGACCCGACAGATTTAAGTCCTTTGTTGAACCCAGATGTATTTATTTTTGTGTCAAAATTCAAATAGCCGTCTGCCATGTTTTCTCCTTTCTGGATAACACGGCTCAACGGCTCACTAATGTTCCTCCATTATTTTATTTTGATTTCGACTTCTTTTTTACATTTCTTACACAAAAGAAAAATGCCTCTTGCATGGGCTCTGTCGTTATAAATCAGCAGCTTCTGGCCACAGTTCGGGCATTCATACCATTCTCTTTCATTTTCAATCTTTTTCTCCATTAAAACACCGATGCAAATGCATCGCCTATCGCTTCATCATCCATTTCCGGAAGAGGGATTGCAATGGCCATCTGTGCATGCCGGATACGTGCCCGTTCTTTCGGGTCCTTGATCTGGCCGGTATCAACCGACCTCAACTGCATCCGTTGTTTCAGCTCTGTATTAGCATTCATGCCACGGAAAAGTGCCAGAAATTCCCACCAGTGAATGTAATCCACTTGCAGAAGGGAAATGCCGTAATTCTCACGGAACCCGGACACGAAGAAATCCTGATCAAACTCAAAATCATAGTTTGGCATTCCTTTCCTCGGCTTGTCATCATCAGATTTCATATGCCCTGCAGCGTAAAATTCACACAAGGCATCAATGGCTGCTTTAAAGTCATCCGGAAGCCGCCCCTTATACAGAGCCAGCATCTTTTTAACCCGCTCTTCTTCATCCCCCTGTTGGATAGCAAGATCATAAAACTCAATCCATCTCCGGAAATCTGTTTCAATCGGATACGATTTTCCACACACAGTCACAGACTGCGGATATCGTTCATAGAGCTTCATCTTTTCTTCTTATTACGGCGGCGCTGTGCACGGTTTGGCTGAGCAGGAGCAGCCTGACCGGCTGCTTTGCAGTAATTATTATAATCATTGCTCTGCTTTTTTACATAAGGGATAAATGAATCATAATAAGCTTCACTGCATTCCCTCAGATTGTAAGATTTTTTAAACAGTTTATCGGAAGCACCTGCACCGAGCACATCATCAAAAAAAGCATAGAACGCATCACACTGGAACTGGATGATATTGCTCATGCCCGTGATTGTATTGATCTGCTTTGCCTTTTCTTCAACTTTTTCAATTGCCTCTTCATAACGCACAGCATCATCTTTGACCATGATATCAAATTCAAACTGCTGACCGTTATATTCCCATACCTGACTCATATTCTTTTCCTTATGCAAATGTTAATGTACCGGCTGATTCATCCAGTGTCGCTGTACCCTTTACGCTGCTTCCTTTTGTTTTAAAGGAACCGGAATAAGTATAGGCATCCGTGCTGTCACCTTCAGAATCCGGGATCACGGAAAAGCTTCTTTTTCTTGCAGAATAACCATTTCCGGATGCCGTGCTGGTAAGGTCCACTAAAACAATCTCTCTGACAGCATCTTCGCCAGTCAGTTCCTCGTCTGTAATCTTGACAATATCGTCATGGACGGCATTGCCGGCATGCTGATCAAATGCATAGCTCATAGACGGGCTGTAGCCTGTTACATCGGATTCTTCAAAAGCTTCATCCACATACTGTCTGGAATATTCTTTTGGGTTTCTGGATGTACTCAGGCTTGTAAAGCCTGTCATTCTGGTATACGTAACTTTACTTCCGGAGCCATCCGGAACACCATAAAAAGCCACCTTCTGATGGCGCTTAACTAATTTACCTTTAGGCATTTCAATCCTCCTGTTCATATGCAAAGCGGCACTGAATCTGATATCTGGCCATGTCGGTTTCGACATCAAAGATATATCCGCATGTTGTAACTTCAATCAAGAAAGGTTCAAGCCCTTCAGGAAGTTTCGGATATACTTCATACCGCTCATTCTTTTCAATCCATCTTTCAAAATCTTCATAAAATCCGCTGCTGTCCAAAGCTGTGCGGGCATCGCCGTCAAAAGCTTCTTTGCTGGTCAGAGTAAAGCCAATTTGTTTTAAGCATCCTCCTCCAACATATTTTTTGACAATAGGCGTCATTGGAAGGACATCGATAGAATACTCTATACGGTCCCCGAGATAGCCAATGTTGACTGCCCCGCCATGCAGAAATGGACAGGTCATAATGTATTCCCTGATAGCAGCGATGATTGTGTTATTTTCCTGCGGCAATCTGGTTCGCCTCCTTCATAATCTGGTTGGCATGCTGGGATTTCATTCGCTCAAACCAGAGTCGGCCACGTTGTCCCTGACCTCTGTTCTCATAATATTGCCGTCTGGCATACGGAGTCAGATAATTGATCTGGCCGGTTCCGAGAGCAGTTCCCAGTGTACCGGATTTAATCATAGCTCCGGTCAGCCGTGGTGTCAGAGGGTTCATTTTACGCAGGCATTCAGAATCAACGAAAACCTGTGCCCGTTCGAAGTCACCTTCTTTTCTGGCACTAAAGCCCTCATTCCATTCAAGCTTTGCCGTAATCTTGCCCTTTGGCGTCTTGGCTTCAATAATCCGGCCTCTGGGAGTCTCAATCGTGAAAACCTTGCCCATCAGATGCCTTCAATCCGCCAATGTGGCTGTGTACCGAAGTCATTGTTTGACCAGGACGCAACCTTTGCGTACCGGATGTGCTTCTCTTTCAGCTCAGACGGCTTTGAGATATCCTGTTTGCATGCGCTTAAAACAATAATGTCATCCTCCTGGATGGTCCAATATTTGTCTTTGTTTGCGACTGCAGCATAGCTTTCCGGGTCAAGATAAGGCTTATCCGGAGAGTTTTTTGGGATCCGAATCTTAAAAGCATCGCTGCTCTTTAATCCGGAATCGGTCTGAGCCACTTTATTGTCAGCATGCCGCCAGACGTTTTTAATCACTGTCCTGTGCCAGACATCCAGACGGGTCTGCGGGTTGTATTCCCTGTTGTAGATTGTGATATCGCCATTCGTAATCATCGTACCGCCTCCGTTTACATCCTTATGACGCCGCAGCGCCTGTCAAGCAATCCTGTACCAGAAAGCCATGTTCTGACAGCATCATAGGCCTTTCGCTTAAACAAGGCTTCCTGTGTCTCTCCTGACTGTCTCTGATAGACATATGTGACACTGTAGCCATCTGTATTTTCAGTGCTGATTTCGGCAATTCCTGATTCCGACTCAGAAAGCCGGAATGCCTGGGCATATGCTTCAGCTGCAGCGCAGGTAGCATATTTAATCTCATCACCCTCATATCTATCCGAGCGCCCGACTGTCAGCATCCGGATAAACTGGGAAGCATTTAATGCAGCAACGGGAAAGTCAGTTTCACTCACTGCTTTCCCGCGATAATTTACGATATAAAATTCATAATCTGCATAGGCATCCATGATTAGATACCGGCCTTCAGGATAGCAAATGGGCATCTTTCGGATGCTTTCTCCTTAAGAGAATTGATAGGGTTTGGAATCTCCCAGCCAAGTCTCATAACCGCACGTAATGCAATCATATCCTGTTGCATTAAGTTGTAAGCGATAGAACCATCAGAGTTCTGGATAACACCTTCTGTAAACAGCTTAAATGTAATATCCTGACGGATAGAATAAACAAGCTGAGAGAAATCGCCAGAAATCATCAGTGCCTTAGACTTATCGAATGCACCGTTGTTCGGGAAGCTCATTGCTGAGCCATCCAAGGTATAGTTTGTACCGCTCTGCATATCAGATTTAAAGATTGGCTGACCATTACCATCACGAAGGCCACGAAGCTTCGCTCTCATAGAGATATCCGCCATATGGCCGTTGACGAAATAACCGGAATCTTCAATCTTTGCAATGACGCCTTCCTCACCCATAATCTTGTCATAGATATTATCTGCAGAGCCAAGGTTTACGATACTATTTGCCGTTGTAGCTGTCGCGATAATATCATCTCTCCAGGATGTCGGTTTGTCTTCACCGAAGAGGACAGCGCCATCAATCTTCTTGCCAAAAGCTTCTTCGACTCTCGGTCTTACTTCACCCCAGATATCATATTCTGAGTCGTCCAGAACAGCCTCCGGAATAGGAACAATGACCGCAATCTCTTCAGCCACGATCATCTTTTTATCCCACTCCATTTTGGTTGTCTTCTTCTGGCCAGTATCACCGTTTACAAAGTAAGCGATTGGCAGCATGTCAAGAACCGGCATTCTGTATGTTCTGCTGGACATGTTTGGCAGTCTACGGCCACGTGATAATACCGCGGACTGTGTTACAACACCCTGGATAATCTCTCGGGCTTTCTCTTCGGGAATCAGAGTATCTGCACCAGATCTGTCAATGATCTGGGTATCTGCTTCAAACATTCTCAAATTCATTCTTTTAATCTTCATTCATTACCTCCCTGCAGCCTTTCTGATAGCTGCATTAATAAAATCGTTGCCTCCGGAGCTTCCGGAACCGTCATTACCGCCGGATTTAGAGCTTGTGCTTACTCTGTAGACCTGTCCTGTATAACGCGGGTTCTCCTTCAAATAAGCATCTGCAGCCTTTTTGAAATCCGTCTTATCATCAACCATCTGGCCAACCTTAAATGACACATAATCAAGATCATCCTGGTTGACACCTTTGGAAGAAAGATATTTTTCATTCTCCATCTTTTCAATCTGGCCCTTGTACTGGTCACGTTCCTTTTCAATCTCAGAGACGTTTGGTGTATTGGCCTGTCGTTTGGCTTTAAAGTCATTAATTGCGGATGTGATCTCATCCTCAGTCATGCCCTGGCTTCTAAAGAAATTGGCAAGTGCCGCTCGTTCTGCTTTGGTTGCCCTGGCACTGGCAATCTCTTCTGCCTGTTCAAAACTGTATGTTGCACCAGCGTTTGGATGGCCGCCGCTACCACCGGAACTGCCCTGACTGCCAGAAGCACCCTGACCACTAGTTCCGCCTTCTTCAAACATTGTTAAGTTCATTCTGTTTTTTATCATTTTCAAACCCCTTTCGGTATTTACCCGAGCTTTTAAAGCCATCACGTTTTGGGCATAAAATAAACACCTATAAAAAGGCGTCTAAATTCGATTTAATTATGATATTTCCGGGATACTCATTGGCGATATCGATAACCGCACGCTTAAAAGCTTCCAGTAGAGGGTCGTTGTACCGTTCCGGCCGCATCCCTGTTATCTTCAGATAGCCGTCACCGTATGTCACTCTGCCCCATCCATGGTCAGTAATATAATTTGCAACCATGTTGGATATGGCGGATAGACCGTGACAGACAACCGACTCTGTGGCATGGCCGAATATCTCAATAGACTTTGGTTTAATAGTGATTACTGTCATGTTTTTGCTCCTAAAAATGGGTATAAAAATACCACCAATCGTCTATGACTGATGGTATTAAATAAATTCTACTGTTTTTCCTTCAAAACTGTCTCTCGACTTAAATGCGATACAGTTTGGCGCATCGTAAATCGGAATAGGTTCATAATCAATTCCGTCGATCCTGAATTTACTATAAGCCTTATCTGGTAACTGATCCATTCTCAATATCGTATATTCATCCAAATGAATCTCATGAATAATCTGACACATATACCCGTTTCCACTTCCTCTTTTTTTATATTTTGACTGTTCAGTATTAATTGAGATTTAATTTTGTTTTACAGTTACTGCAATAAAAGCAATGGGTAATTTTATAATCACCTACAGGAATCATTATACCCTTTTTGCAGATTGGACACGGCTCTTTCTCACCGTTTCGTAACCGCTTCATCATATCATTCATTTCATACGGATCCATTTGCATCATCCTTTCCACGGAAGTTCTGGATATAGTTGTTTAACTGTTTTTATTATACTTCTCAGTTCATCGCCGGTCAATGTATTTCGCCTATTTCTATGCTTTACTTCCTGTACTTTGCAGACACATTCCGACCAACGATTACCACCAATGTTGTATCGATGATGAGTTATTTCGTGAATAATAACCTCTGCTGTTCTTTGAACAGTTTTGGTATCCGAAGCGTAAATCCAAATGGTATCAGCAAGCTGTTTCCCATCAACATTCTGAGGGTGATCGATGTTGTAGCACATTTGTATATTCAGTTCAGGATGCTCGAGTATATAGGCAACTGTCTCTTTGCCAATATCACTTCTGTTCAGGTTATTAAGAAGGCTCTTGGTTGTAATAGTATCCTTCTGGCCATTATTAAATTCCTGAAAACGTTCCGAAAATCTTGAATAGCGCACTTCTGTTTTTGTCGGAATCTTTCTCAAAGGCGGTGTCTTTCCTCTGATACCAACCGTACCAAGGCCATCCTGATAAATCCGTTGTTTTTGCATTTTCAGATTCATCCTGTTGGAAAACTTCGTGTATTCATACAACTGCCCGTTGTACTTGATACGCTCATTCAGAATAACATCCTTGTCAGCTTCACCTTTCTGCAGGAGCCGGACTTTCTGGCGCTGTGCCCGCATGGCCGTTTCCATGGATCTCTGTTTCTGTGTTGCCTGGTACATATCATACCACTTGCCGTTGTACTCTCTCGGAGTATTCTCAGCCTTATTCATGTTCTCAAGCCATTCATCTGACCAGTTTCTCTCAGAATATCCCGGAAAGAACAGGTAATATTCATGATAACAGTTCCATCCAAGAAGGCCACCACCTTCACCGAGGCCGCAAACATCATGCAGCTGCTGCGTTGTATAGACCTTACCCTGCCAGCTCTGATGATTGAAATATCCGCTGCCGGTATTTCTTGCGCCGGCATGCCAAGCAACCTCAAAGGTATCAATACCTAAGCATTTCGCATGGTAATCAGTAACCCGTCCAATAACCTGGCTGAGCCCTGTCATCACGGCTCTTCTGGCAGCTACATCAATGCGGTTGCTGTGGCCAGATGCATAATCAACTGTCCTGATGCCACTGTTTGTCATCATGGTGATACACTTTCTAAGGGCAGTATTATAATCTGTCGCACCCGTGACTATGCTTAGCAAAGTCTGATCAAGATGTCTCTGATAAAAATCAGCCATTGGTGTGAACTGTAATCCAGAAGACGTATGAACAGCAAAGCCCATACTTCGGGTGATATTCTTCAGATCAAGCAGGGCATTATTCATGATGGCTTTCGTAATCTGCTGTAGCTGGTAATTATCTTCCCAGGGAATGAAATCACTGTTGATCTGTTCATAGATGTCACGGTTTCTGACATATTCCCAGTCAATGACATCATCATACATCTTCCAAAGCTGTTCATACGACAGATCTAATCGCTTCTGAATCTCACGTTCAATCTCCTGTGATGTGGCACCCAGAAGAACCAGTCTCTGAATCTGATAGTCTGCTGTAGATGTAATATTTCCGGTCTTACGTATCCGCCGGACAATATCTTCCATCATCAGCTCACCAATCTCACGATAGAGCTGTTCCATTCGAAGCGGCAGTTTTTCAAATTCTGATGGTTTCATTACTCAACCACACTTTCATCCTCAACGATATGTTTCTTAGCCTCTTCCTCAGTCTCACCATACCATTTTGCACGGTACTCGACTTTTGTCATAACCCCCGCTGCCATGTCTGAACGGTCCTCCTGCCGTTCGCTTGCCTTGTCCTCAATGATGGAATCGTCAAATTCAATCACAATCTCTGAGTCAGGGTCTGTATTGACTCCTATAGCCCTTCCAAGCCGTGCAATGATTCTGATCAGCTCTGTCAGCACCGACTTAAGAATAATTTCATGCTTATTGACGCTTCGGTACATGTCTGAATTCTCACTGATAACCTGTGTGGCAGTCTGGATATTGCCGCTGTCAAATTTGTAATGATTCTGGCCAAAACCACATTTGCATGAAAGCATGTTCAGAGCATTGTTGATACCTCTCTCATGGTCTTCTGACCGGATTGTCATGTTGACCTCTTTGATAGCTTCGTTCTCATTCTTCATCTCTTCCGGAAGCTGATAGAACGCTACATCATTTGGATCGAAAGCAGCATTTCCAAGCTCATCCGTTATTAACATCTCTGGTGCTACAAAGATTCTTTTCTTGCCAAGAATAAACTCATTGACGTACGAATCATAGACCACATCCAGCCCCTTCAGAACATCGATTGCATTTGCAAAGATAGACATACCCATAGGATTGTTGGACGAATAGTTATTGGAGATGTTAAGCCTATCAATGACAAATTGTCGCTCTGTCATGCCGGTATGGACCAGAGGGGCAAGATTCGCAAAGCCCGGAAGGTCTTTCCACTTTTCTTCAAGAACCTCACGTTCTGAGCCGTTCGTACAATCAACAATATGATTTTCAATGTCATAGCTGCCATTTACCAGCTTATGTATCTGGATATGTGCATAGTCTCTGGACTTAATCGTCCGCATAAATACAAAAGCACATTCCGTGATGAAGCCATTGTCCCAAGATAAAGGATAGATGTTCTCACCAGACACGTAATTGATTTTTACAGTTCCGCCGGACACGTATCGCCCTTCTTGATCAACACTGATATCAGCCAGATACGGGACATACGCCACCGTTCCTGTATAAGACTTACGTTCCTGATATTCATTACCAAGCACTTCAAAATGGTTTTGCTCAAGAATATCCATCACAAAAGCACTGGTTGTACCATCATCAATTGTAATCATCACACGCTCATTCAAAAGCAAATCAGCGATATCTTCGCACAGCTTCTTGGCCATTCCGAGACTTAAACGCCGGCAGTTGATTGTGTTCTTGCCATTATAAATTCTATACCGGTGAAAATGTCTGACATCCGCTTCATACCAGCTCTGCCATTCATATATTTTTCCATAAAATTCACCGCTTACGGTGTCATAGCCTGCCTTACGCAGATACTTTATCACATTCATTACTCATCACCTCTTTCAATTGCCGGCAGGAAATATTTAATCTTCGACCATAATCCCATAACCAGATAACGCCAGGCATCACAGCAATGGTCATCGACCTTAACCGGCTTTTCATCACCGGCCTCAATGGAATCCTTGTCATACTCGTATGTACCAAACTCCCTGATAAGATTCGCCTGGTCTTCGGATACCGACATGATGCCATAGGTCATGCAGTTCTGTACACGCTGGATGCCGACTTTGACATTGTTGTCTGCATCCTTGATGGAAATGCCATATGGCCGGGACTGCTTTGCCAGACGCTTAATCTCTTCTGCCAGACCTTTTGCCGATGGGTCGATATAAACATAAAAAGCGCTGCATGCATATTTTTCATGTAGCACATCTGTCATATTGATTAATTCCTTGGCATATTCCGAAGGACTCTTCTGCTTACCGGATTCCCTGCCGGAATGGTAAAACTCTGCGAGTCCTTCCAGTCTTCTGGTATTGATGTTGACGCCTGCTGCCTGGAAGGTTGTTGCATTCTGCTGGCCATAATCCACACCAATACCAATCAGCTTAAATATCTCGGCTTTGCTTTCCCTCCGGAGTTCATCGGAAAACATATAATAGATCAGGTCATCTACACCGATGCTCTCACCAAGCCATACCCAACGGTACAGTCTGAAATCTGCTGCCTTTAACAGCTCTGCAGATTCAATCAGTTTCTTACCAATCCATGCGACAGGCACATCACGGTAATCCACATGTTTATGAATGGCATCCGGCCGGAGTTCCATCTTCTTACACCAAACATTAATCGGGGCATTCGGATTCTTTGGCGGGTTATACAAATAGACCATCCGGAAGTTTTCGTCATTGCCTCTGACAAATGTTGCTTCGATGTTGGTCAACTCTTCCTCACCTTCACCCACATCAAAGAACTCTGTCAACTCGTCCAGAATGACCATAACAATCGGCTTATCCTCATCAATGATACCTTTTGTATCATCAATGGAATCGGAACCAGAAAAGTAAATGGTATTGCCATTCTTTTTATACCGGATCTGCATCGGGGATACACCGATATCAAAATCGTCTTTATTCATGCCAAGTCGACCAATGGCACGAATCATTTCTTTGTAGACGGTCTTGCGCAGCTTGTTATGGCGCTTTCGTAAGACAACAATGGCAGCGGGTTCGTCAGCAGCAATGGTGCTGATAGCAAGAATGCCGGCATAACTTGACTTTGTACCGGCACGTCCGGAAGTAATGATCTGATGCTCATGCTCTGTATCATCGAGCAGTTCACAAAATTCCGGAATAATAACATCATGTGGATCCAGCATAGATACTTCTTCAGTTGTATTATTTTCAACGGGTGCTGTCTTTTCTTTCTGGGCATTAAGCAGGTCAATCCTCGCCTGCTGCTCCTTGATATCACCCTCTGACTTCGCTGTCTGGCCAATGGTACTCATGATAGCTTGATAGGCTTTCACATTCCCAGCCATTGCCTGTTCAATCATTGCCATACCAATGACCTCTTCATAGGTGCTTTCACCGCCATCAGCCCGTAGGACATCTGATAAGCCATTAACATTTACCTGCATTGTCAGGAGCCGGTTCATCGTATCCCTGAGAGCTGCTTTCCGACGCCTGGATTTACCGGATGCCTTGCCGCCATTTCGACCACGTTCCCTTGCTTCACTCTTGGTTCGAACGGGTTTTAAGTTTTCTTCATTTGCCATCACCTCACCTACTTATCATTTCGTTTTTAAGCCGCCGTCAGGAATCGAACCTGCGACCGATTGCTCTACCACTGAGCTATGACGGCATGAAAATAGCACCCCATATCAATACAGGGTGCCTTTTCAAGGAGTTATAGATATCATGTCACAGAAACTACCAACGTCATTACCTCTTCTGGAAGCTCCATGATAACATTTTACCACGGTTGAACCGAAAAAAACGAAATTACTTTTCAGAATCAATAAAAATGTTATGTGCCATTCTACATGAATCAGCTGTATGGTTGCCTCCCATTTGTTTAGCAACTTGCTGCCATGTCATTCCATCCAAATATCTATACCTAAGAATTCTTCTGACCCTACTGTCACTGATGCCGGCCACATACTCTTCTACCGCGTTCACCAGTTCCAGCAGTTCATCCTCTTTCTCACGCAAGACAGCTTCTCGTTTTTCCAGTTGTCTTTTATACCTGTAATATGCCGGGACAGGATATCCGGATATCGTTATTGATCCAATCGTGCCGTCTCTCCGGGTTCCCTTTACAGAATCCTTCACCGGCTCAAGCTTATCTATGTCATCCTGCAGCTTCTGGATCCGTCGCCGCAGGTCTTTTACTTCTTTCACCAAATCGCTGTATTGAATCAATATGTCTTTATCCATCGATGTCCCCTCTAACTCAAAACGGGACAGCTTAACGTCGTCCCTGGTTAATTGTTATTTACTTGCTACATTTCACACTCTTTTCTAATCCTTTCCGCCCATCTTCGCCATTTTGGATTATTACAGGACTCAAGAACTGGAATCCCAACCGCATCGGCTGCCACCAAAACATCCGCTAACTCTTCATTCAACTGCTCCGATGCAATTGATACATGTGTCGTTGTTGGATTGTCGGAAAGCTTTTCAGCCCTGATCAGCTTCAATGCTGCCTGTGACAGTTCTGCTGCTTCTTCTGCAAGTTGTTCCAGCAACGTTCTTCTGTCAATATGTTCAAACACATATCTTTTATTGTCAACGTAACTCACTTCATTCACCCTCCTTGTATCGTTCCGGCAGTGGCATCCAGGCATTCACAATGATTCCGTAACTCGAACACGATTTGTCATTATTACCGACATAATAGGCACCGCTGTCATCATTGTCTTTCCGGTATAATCCAATTGTTGGAAGTGTATAATTGCTGAAAGATAGTAAAATATATTCACTCTCACCATTTGCATTTACTTCTGGATGCTGGTCTGCTGGAATCCACTGTTTACTCTTCAAAATATTGATTGCATTCTCCTGCTCTTCGGCTGATTCGCAGTGGATAACAATATCGTAAGTATCATCATACAAACCCCATTTACCATCATCATTTTGTACAATCTTCATTTCATCGCTCATCTGCCTGCTCCTTCCAAAGTTCTATAAAATCAATGCCTATTTCCTTCTTCAACTCTGCTGCCAGAGCCTTAAAGTAATCCGGATCTTCTTCAACATATCTCAGACTCTTGTCGACAAAATCCAGATATCTGTTGATTCGTTTATTGCCAAACCCACAGAATCTTTCCAGATAATCCACGCTGATCAGAATGAAGGTTCTGAAAGCCCGCATGACATTGTCTTCCTGCTCTTCTTTGTGTCGTCTGGCATATTCCGGATTATTCCGCATAATGTCATCGATCTGCTTCTTCATCCTGGAACGCTGCTTATCACGCTCTATCCTGTTCATCTCAATCCTCTTCTCTTATCGCGTCATACAGTTTCTCCCGGCTGTTCCACTTGACTGCTACAGGTGTACCACATTCAATACAATTGACATCAAATGCAAATTCTGTCATATTGGTAAAATAGTGAGATCTTCTGCCACATTCACAGTTCAGCCAGAGATGAGATAGGTTCTTTAAAGGTGCTTCTGTACCGCATTCAGAACATCTATAACTTTTAATAATCTTCTTGCTGCAGAAGCTTTTTATTTCTCCACAGTGCTGACATTTTATGTACAGAAAACCTTTGTATCCATCATGTTCCGATATGGTATCTGACTGCGGCTGATCAGCTGCGTCCTGATTGGAATCATGTTCCCTCCGTACAGGCACAGCAACTGGTTCTTCAGAAACATCTGCATTCTTTTCAGCTTTGCCTAGGACAACCCTCTTCGTATTCATCACTGCCCCCCCCGAAGGTTTCCGGCCAATAAGGTGACGCACTATTTCGTTAAAAAGCTTATCGCTCTGATCAGAATCTGTTTTTAAGGTGAATCTTTTAGTTTCTGTTGTAATTGTAATCATATCTATTCTCCAATCTTAACTCCATCTTCCAGCAGCAAGTCAACATACTTGAATGCACTTACACATTTACCAACCTGTACTGCGAAGATATGTTTATATTTACCAATTATTGGACATCTCTTTGCCGTGTTGTATGTATAGCCATCTTCGTCCTCTACGGTATCGACAAGCACTGTATCTCCAACATTCAGACTATTCATAACTTCATCTATCATCTCAAAAGTTATCCTGCCGGCCGGAGGTTTCCGTCTGCCAGTTGTACGATAACCATAACCCATGTCCGTGTTATGAGTAATGGCACTCACATAGCGTTGCGATAATCCTTTAGTACTGGCAATATCTTTTCTGGTCATGCCCTGTTCGAAATACATTCGCTTAACTTCCTCGCGTTCAGTTTCACTAATTTTCATAAGAGCCTCCTTTCTACCTTGCCGGATATCTGTACTTCCAGCATGTCATAATATAACAATGCTGTCCTGATATGATCAGGCTTATCACCTGCCCGTCTGGCAATACCACGCAAAGCATTGAATGCCTTTTCCCAATCTTCAATGGTATCTGTCATATGTGTGCGGCAGTTCTCGTATACTTTTTCAAATTGTGTTATAATATCCATATATCTACCCTTTTTCGTAACAAACGGTATCAGAATTTAAAACGGGGTAACACAATCCCGTTACCATCTGAAGACCTTGATTTATGCGGGTTTATGCTATGCGGTAACAAGGTAACAAGTATTTTTTAAGTTTTGTTATGACGATTTTTTTGTATTACAGGTCTGTGCGTAGAGAAAAACTTTTTTATATATAGCACGAAAAACCGTTGCTACCGTTGTTACCTTGTTACCCTAGCTGAATGGAAGGTCTATCCCGTCAGCTGATCGGAACCCGTCCACATCTATATCTGCATCCAATTTTAGCCAAACGCAGCGGTTATTCTTGCCGCCAATCTTCTTCTGTTTGGTCGGATTTCCCTTTGAATCAGACATGATCAACTTATTCCTTTCCGCCCATGACAGGAAGGAGGTTTTAGAAAACCCGCCATTTCTGCACAGCTCGTCAAATGCCCGGTTGTAAAAGATGGCATATCCATCTTCAAGAATGCCCCATTTTTCGATATTGCCGTCCGGTTCAAAACGAACATGGTTCATCGCTACTTTATCCTGGATATATTCATAACAGCGCACGTTGTCTGAAACAATCTTCCTGTCTGTAAGCAGCTTCTCAGCCTCTTCCAGCGTGATATTACAATCGTCCTTAAAGATGTATTCTGTTGCGATCCTGTCTGCTGTGAGGACAATAGAGAGGGACAACGCCTGTTTCTCCATCTTGTCATTAGACTGCAGTTCTTCTTTGAAGATTTCCTGTACAGAACGGATTTTATCGATACCGAGTTCTTTGATCACTTTGATAAATGCTTTACCTGCATACCCATAATTATGTTTTACAAGCTCCGCTGTTTTACCTGGATCTTTGAATACCTTATTGCCACATTCTACTTCAATGATCCTGTTAATAGCACCACCCTGTTCCACATAGGCAGACAATGGACGTTCACCGTTACAGATGATCACATTGCGCCACCTATTTTCCCGATTGATGCCAAGGTCTTTGTTGGACCGGCTTTTGCCTTTTCCGGAACATAGATCATAAACAACACCTTCGAAGTTATCTCTGATCCTGGCGGATGTCTTGCTTGTATCATCGAGAAGCATAGGCAGATTATTGAGCATATCTGCTTTGGCTTCCAGGGCCACATCCGTGCTCTTAAAATCGCCTATGTATTGTGATTCATCTGGGTTTGCCCAGACAGATGCAGCAACCATCAGTGACACTGTTTTGCCTCCTTCTGTTTCTCCCCACAGATCAACGAAGAACGGCAGGCCGCCAAGGGGCTGAAGAAGTACACTGGCAAAGGATGCTGCCAACAAAAATTTGACCTCCATTCTTTCGGATTTACGAAGAACCTTGATGTGATCAATCCACACTGCCGCGGATCCACGTTCTGTGATGGCATCAAATATACTTTTAAATCGGAAGTCTCCGTCAAAAACAATATTCGTGTCATAGGGAAGGAACTCATGTCCATGCCATCCGAGCTTGCTGCTGGAATACTGCATGGCGATATAATCATCGTTCAGGTTTTCAACGTCCGACAGGTATTTGACCAGAAGTTTTGCATTTTCACTGGTAACAGATATGCCTCTTCCGGACAATGCAACAATCTTATTGGCCGATGTGATCATTGTCTTTGGAACCGTAATTTCATCCCATCGGCCGTTCCGGAAATAAGCCAGTTTGATCTGTTCTTCGCCGGTTTCAAGGTTCTTCATTCGTTCCACGGGAAGTATAGGATGATAGCAGGCCACCTGATCAATAGAACTATTGGACTGGCTGTAGATGCCATTCAACTTGGCGATCCAGGCACCGCAGGCTAATTCATCATAGGGGCCCTGAAAGTTTGTATAGTTATCCAATGTACACATCTGATTTTCCTGTTGCTTTTTCTGTTTCATTTCCTTATCGGCTCGTTTATAAGCCGCCAGCAGCTCTTTAAAATCCTGCGCAACACCCAGTTCTCTAGATCTTGTTTTCAGTGCAATTTCTGTACGTGTCCGTTTTACCTGATCTTGCATATCAAACAGCTCCATGAAGACATCTTCTTCAAGAATGTCATCTGCAGTCATCTCATTCAAAGGTTTCATCTCCTGCCACACCTCCTTTCCCGTGGATTTTCTCATACGCTAATAACTCCTTCTGCAGGGCATTGTAGCTTTCGCACCATTCATCACTAAGCGGTTGAGAACGGCTTATGGATGCCCTGTAGATATCAATCAGATCAATATTAAGTTGAACTGTTTCCTGCTTCTTTTGATCCCGGATCCGACGTTCTTCCCTTGCTTTCTGTGCCTTGTAGACAGCCATCCTCGCTCTTGCCTTGGAGTGTTTTTTTTGGCACTCATATTCACCGCCAAGAAAGAGAAAAGCTTCTTTGAAACTCATGCCATCCATTCTGCGGACAAAGTCAAAAACGTCTCCGGATGCGCCGCAGCCAAAGCAGTAAAAACTGTCTTTGTAGATCTTTAGGGATGCATTTTTGTCCCCGTCGTGAAAAGGACAGCGGATGAACCCGGCTCTGTTCGGATATAAACCGTATTTCCAAACTAGCTCCGTCATAGATACGGTCCTTTTAATTTCTTCAGATGTCATAGCTGCCGCCTAAAATCTCGATAATCTTTTTACCCGTTTCATTCTTATCACAGAACAGAAACCTGCAGCCATACTTTCTCTCCTGTGTCTGAAATATCTTGCAAAGCGTTTCGCCTGTAGTGGCCTTTGTTTCGACCTCTTCCCAATGACCTGTGTCCGGATTCTTCTGGCGTTTCCAGCGTCTCGGATTCTCCCAGAACATGACATCATTCAAGCTCTTAATTCCTTTGCCATGCTCACACAGAAAAAACAGCTGGATCTCATTCTGCTGCGCCAGAAGCATTTCCCTTCTGAATCGTTCGTGATCAGAAGTTACGTTGCTGCACAGCTCGGACAGGTTCTGCTTTCTGTCAACGATCACACGGGGATTGTCGTAATTCATATAATCTCCAACCATCAATTTACTGACTGGGTGCTTAATGTCCTGCCGGTCGAATTCGGCTAGGATCTTTTTAATCGCCCTGGCTTTTTCCCGGCTGTCAATCTGTATGATCATGCTACATGTCTCCTTTTAACTAAACGGCAGCTCTTCTTCGATCTCAGTTGGAATATTCATCCATCCATCTGCAGACTGTGCCTGATTCGGATTTGGCCGGCCCGCTGCTCCTTGAGTATTCTGCTGTCCACTTTCACTACCCTTGCTTTCGGCAAAAGCTACCGTCTGGGCAATGACATCTGTCGTATAGACTTTTGCCCCGTCTTGATTTGTATAACTGCCTGTCTGGATAGAGCCAACCAGCTCCATCTTTTTGCCTTTCCAGAAATATTTTTCGATGAATTCTGCAGTTTTTCCGAAGGCTTTACAATTAATAAAATCCGCTGTCGGTCCGTTGTCGCTTTTATACTGGCGATCAACAGCGAGGGTAAACCTCGCTATCGTATGGCCATTGTCTGTATACCGGACTTCCGGATCTCTTGTTAATCTTCCTGTCAGCTGTACACTATTCACGCGGTGTCACGTCCTTTCTGTCCGGTGTCTTTTCAAATTTCTTCATAACAGCTTTATATTCAGTGATTGTCATTTCACTTACTTTCTTTGCTTTTACGGCACGCATCCCGAGGATTGCTTCATCGCTTACTCCGGTTCTGATCTGCTGCTCACGGATGGTCTGCAACATAACCGGTGTGATTCTTTCTTCTGTGGAAACATCCTGGCTTACTTCCAGCTTCTGCTCAGACGCTGGCTTTTGCGCCGGCTGCTGCTTCGGTGCAGCTGTCTGCGTGACGATCTCTTCTGCAGGACTGCTTGCATCCGGATCCTGCATCTCTTCTGTTGGGATGCAGAACACTTGAAAGCATGCATATTTATATGCTATAGACATGGCCTTGTTTGTTCCCTTGTCCCCCATGTCCATGGCTTCACCGTAAATAATCGTTTCAATATGGCTGCCATCACTGGCATAGAAAGTAAATTTTACTTTCAACATAACTTTTACGATGGTGGCGCCTTTACTGGTCTTTCCTACTTCCGTGCATTCTCGCTGCAGGATGAGCGGAACAATAAATACACCATTTTTGGCCAGTGCCGGATTCAGGACATTAAAAACATCATCCACTGATCTGTATTTGAATCCCTGCTGTCGGTTAACCTTGTCTTTTCCGACAGCACCGACATCAGCAATAACTTTTGGAATAGCCTCATAGATCAGGCCGCTTGTTGAATTACTCAATTTAATCACCCTCCCTATCGTAAACTATACGGTCTTTTACCTGTACAATGATCTCAGATACAACCTGTCTTATGGACAGACCGGATTCATTGCAGATATCGACCACGACGTTATAGGCTTCAGGCGTGAGACGGACAACCGGCTGTTCGCTGGCGTGTCTCAATTTCTTTGTTTTTATATGAATATCTCTGCTCATTCGTACACCACCTCGATAGCATCAGCAAGTTTATTCATAGCAATATACGGAATAAAAACATTGATAACTTTATCTGCAGGCACCAGATCGCCATCCTTAAATACAATGACATCAACATCACCATCGATGTATGGAAACGTACTTGGTGTTAATTTTCCACTTTTTATATCCGCGTCTATACCTGTGTTCATTGCGTATAACGCACTGATTATCATGTTTACCTGCCCTTCGTTCCGTTTCGAAACAATAAAGGCGCCATCTGCATCAAGTTCTTCAGCGATGATATCCAATTTTTCACGTCTGTACTCGCTGCTGTCTGAAAAGGTAATGTCCATTAATTTACTGAATGCATTGACTAATTCTGCGTCAAAAAGCTTAATATCTCCATCTGCTGTGATTCTTACCTGTTTAACCATATCCTTACTCATTCTTATTTCTCTTCTCAAAAAAGATACCAATGCTGTTAAATGCCATTTCAACCTGTTCCAGTTCTTCTGGCGTTGCCACGACTCTGTAAAAGACTGTCTGTGTGTGCGGTTGTTCAAATGGCAGATCATCTACTGCAAAACCTTCTGTATCAAATCCGGATTCTTCAGATGTTTCCGGTTCCGGAATATTATGTACAGGCGTCCGCTGCTTTTCGGCTGCTTGTTCCGCTGCCTTTTTGCGTTCTTCTTCACGGATGCGCTCTTCTGCAGCAATCCGTTCACGCTCTTCCTGACGGATTCTCTCAAGCTCCTGCCGACGATTCTGTTCTTCCTTAGCCCTTTGACGTTCTTCTTCACGCTTCAGGATCTCTTCTTTCTGGCGTTCATAAGCGGCGATTACCATAGAAGCTTTTGCCAGATCATGCGTCTTCTTGTATTCTTCAAGAGCCTGAGGTACGGCTTCAGATGTATTGGCCTTGATCACTTCAACATCGTTCTGGATACGTGTAATCTGTCCGGACAGATCGGTTTTCCATGCTTTGGTGGGAGTTGAAGCGTTCTCCCAGCGGTTGTCATAGATCTGACCGAGGGAGACATATTCCAGCAGATCAGATGCGATATCTCCAAAGAATTCTCCAATCTCTTTGCGTCGTGCTGCCTTTCTTTGTTCTTCCATTTCCTTGATCTGGGTATCGATCAGGCTAATAGGCTCATCAATCAGCTGCAGAAGTTCTTTCGCTTTGGATTCAAACTCTTCATAAGGTCCCATCCATTCTTTTTTAACTTCCTTACGGCGGTCATCCAGGGCCTTTCTGATCTTTCTCAAAGTGGCCAGTTCGCCCTTTGCCTGGGTCTTGTACTCTTCAGAAAATTTTGCATTCTTGTACAATTCCATAGACTGTGCAAGCGCAGCTTTCTGTTCATCAAAATTTGTATCGATTTTGCCTGGTGTAATATTGGCCAGAATTCTCAGTTCGTTCATCACTTGTCTCCTTTCTGATTAAGACCAAGCAATGTCCTCAGAACTGACACATCGGTATATGTATCTTTTGTTGTTGCAAGGATAGCTGTAATATTGGCCAATGTTGCAAGTGCCCGGATTCCTTCGTTGTGCACGCTGATCGGTACCTGGATGTAATAATCATCCTCTTTGACAGGACTGATTTTTGTGCTATAATTGTTTTGAGTTGTTTTTTCACATTTGGCTGACTGGCTGGCGGGCTGGTCGGCCCTTCTGTTATCAATGGTCATTTTGTTCTAACCTCCTGTTTAACTCTGATAATTTTGCAGATGTCTTCTGCATTTTTGCATGTAACTCTATGTATTGTCTCTACATCTGGTTGTATTCAGATATCAGATCATAATACTCTTGTGGCTTATCGGTTTTCTTCATAGAATCGCCCTGCGCTGGCCGCAATCCCAAAGAAGCTGCCAGCCAAAAAGCAATACAGGATTGCCAGCAGTAACAACGGCCACTGTTCAACTGTATTAACAAACAGAATCATGAATACACCTGCTGCCAGATGAAGTCCGCATGCAACTTCACAGGCTGCTGTTCTGATCGGGCTTCCTGTTGGCTGTTCTTCTTCCATAACCGGAATGCTTCTTTCTCTCTTGTCCCATTGCGGGACCTGTAATCTTGGTTCTTCCATCATCAATACCTCCTATCCTTCACATAATTTCTCCCGGCTGCAAATTATTTATAAAACGTTCTAAGTCAGTTCCTCTAATCTTCTTATTGCCAATAATCAAACATGGCAGCACACCATCATTTATCAAATCATAAACATGCTGTGTTGACGTCTTTAATAAATCAGCTGCTTCTTTTATTGTGTAAATCGGTTCATATGGCTTCACATTTGTTTGGATTTCCTTTACCACTGTTTCATTTGTTTTCACCTTACAGCTCTCCTTTAATCGAATGTTCTGATTTGCACAATGCCCACATCCCATTCTGGATTCTTCCTCTGAACGATTTCTTTAAGTTCTTCAGCTTTCTCTCTGGTAAATTTCTTTGCCAGGTGGATAGCGTCACTGAAGAGCTCTGTTCCATCTTTGTAGCCTTTAAAAGCAAATGCCTTGCCTTTCTGGTAAATGGCTACGGTATATTCTTCTTCCATGGATTGCACCCTCTTTCTAGTCATCTGGTATTTTCATGAATATGATTATGATTGCTGCTATCACATAAAGGATAAGCATTGAAATTAATTCAATCATCATTACTACCTCTTGATTTTCCATTTTAGGCACTCTATACTTTTAATACAGGCACTGCCATGCCGAGTATTATGAAAGGAGAATTTGCCTATGAGAAGATACTCTTCACCATTTAATGGAAACCGTTATGTATTAAATAAAACTACTGGTGAAATTCATGATCTGGATAACGAAACATCTTTCTGCCATATAGATGAAATGAATCCTGATAATGTCATGAATTGCACTTCTTATGAAGATGCCGCATTACGTGCAGCCTTCTTCTGTCCAACCAAAGCCAATGGCTGCTATTATTGCCTTCGCTCAAAAGACAACGGATAATCTGACTGGGCTATGGATTGTACTGTCTGTAGCCCATTATCGGGCATTTCTTCTGACAAAAATTCAGCTAATTTATCACTGGTGTCATATTCATGAAGCATGTCAAATATCATTTCACTGAATTTCTGCTCGTCTGTAATCATTTTCAATACTTCAAATTTAGTTAATGGCTTCTGGTTGCCTAATATCCTGACATCCATTACCAGTGCCAGGGTTGCCCTGTTACCATTCTCTTTCTGGCTGACACTGTACGATTTGACTCCCTTGAGGGGCATTCCATCAAGCTGCAGACCGTTATCCAATTTGAAGATATGTAATTTTGATTTAGTGTTCTCCATCTGATACACCTTCTTTCTATTGATTTCTCTCAGTGGGTCTTCCGGATATATTTGCTTCGAATTTCCAAAAGTTGCTTTTCGACCAGACGCCACGGAATTGATTTTTTCAGTTTCATCCAATCATGGTAAGGTATTTAAAAAGAAACTTCCACTAGGGCGTCCTTTTCATTGATGTATTTTATTTCATATTCCATGATTTCTCCAACCGGGCGCATCTGCTATCCTTCCTTCTTCTTTTAATCTTTACATTCCAATATTTTCATAGTATCCTGTTACTATAAATAATTACGAAAGGATACATATGTATGAGTTCTGAATTTCCAAATGCTCTCGCTAATGCCCTCCAAACGGCTGAAACGTATCATCAAATTTTTGCTTCAGCCAATTTTCAAGAAATGCAAAAATCTGCACTTGCTATGGCTAAACAATTGGACACTATTTGTGCTTCTATAAAAGAAAATGGTCCTCAATTTATTGAATCCGCAAAAGCTGTTCAAGAATCTTTATCTGAATCACTTAAACTAATTCGTGTTACATCAGATTCGATCTCTACTGGATTGCAAGAATCAGGGCTTATTGATGTATTTCGCAAGTATCAGCAGGACAAGCTTAAAGATGATGCTTTTTCCGGTGCTGAATTATTGGAAATGATGGTTGCGGCTGCTATTGAAGCTATTAGTATTCCAGATTCTCCACAAGATTCTAATGAATCAAACTATGTTGATATTGATCGTAATGTGGCTGAAAAATACCATATATTTAAACCATCAACTGCTCAAACTGAGGAAAAAACAGTAAAAATTAATATTGTCAAATATTTAAAAGTTTTAGGCGCTATTTTATCTTCAGTTGCTACAATACGTGACTTCATGCCGTCCACAGAATCAGAATTGCTTAAAATACAAATCGAACAGAATCAAACGATGATTAAGCAGAAACAAACGATAATCGATCAAAACCAAACGATGATTGAGCAGAATCAAACAATAATTGATCAAAATCAAACACATATTAAACTGGACAACCAACGAAATGAGTTAATGGAAAGCCGAAATAAAATCATAAATGAAATATTTCAGGCTTCGTATTTTACTCCTTCGTATCGTGCAGCTGTGTCTCTGCTAATTCAGAATTCTCTTGAAGTTCAAGATGCAGAATTTCAAGATTGTCCAGCACTTCCTGACACAGAGCAGATGTCTGGGCATCTACCTGAATAGCCGCTTTTGTTGTCTGATTTGTGTTTTTTAGTGCTTGATTGGTTTTATCCAATGCCTGATTGGTTTTATCTAGCGCCTGATTGGTAAGTTCTGCCATTTGATTAATGTCATTCATCGCCGACTGATATTTCAGCCGATACGAGACAAAGGTGGCAATCACCAATACCATCGTGATCAGATACATTCTTTCCAATCTTCGTATCTGGTCACGCATGGCTTTTAAATCTTCTTCCAATATCATCACCTCTCAATCTCAAAAAGGAAATTTGCATCGATGCCATACGGCAATAATGCAGTTAATATTGCTTTTAGGTCTGAAATTCTCATTATTCGCCTTCCATTCAACATGTCGTTAAATTCCTGCAAAGTAAATCCGGAATTTCTGGCAATTGCAGACTGCTTAATTCCCTTTTCTTTGAGGAATGATTTTAATCTGTTTGATACTGGCATGTTGGATGAAGTGATATCAATCACGCTGCTATCCCTCCTCTCTGTCTGGTTCGAATGAATCAACTGTTCAAATTTAAATTTCGTTCAAAACTCAGCATTTCACTTACCGGAATTCGTAAAACTTCCGACAAAGCAATAAGTATTGAAGCTTTCATATCTTGCTGACGTTCGCCTTTTTCTATAGAGCAATAATAGTTTGTTGAAATTCCGATACGCTTAGCTACATCTTCCTGTGTCATTCCCAGTGATAACCGGGCATTTTTAAGTATTCTCTGCAGTCACCTTCTATGTCCATTTCTCTTTTGCTTTTCGCTTCGATCATGTTAATTATTTTTATGCCGTTAGGATAATTGAGTCTTTGCATGTTCCATTGCTCCTCTTTAAATAAAAACTTTCTTGTAAGCAGTTACTGATTTTGCTATAATTTTCCTAACAAATGATGAAAGGAATGATTGTCATGAAAAATTATATTTGCGCATATGAGTTAAATCCAATGTCTCTTGAAGCTTCTCGCAATTTTGAAGTAGAGCTTCCGAACAGATGTCCACGTTGTTTAACTGCATATGCTTCTTTACCGAGCTATTCTGGATTTTATCAAAAACACCAAGATGCTATTGATGTGTACGCTGTATTTTTCTGTCCTGTATGTGAAAACGCTTTCTTTACTGCATACAAGTATTTTGAAAATTACAACGAACATTCTAGCTATATAGCTGAGCAATATCCTATTTCATCAAAAGCTCGGTTATTTTCAGATGCCCTTTCTTCATTGTCTCCAAAATTTGTCAAAATTTATCATCAGGCCGAAATTGCTGAGAACTCTGGATTAGAGGAATTATGTGGCATTGGATATCGAAAAGCTCTTGAATTTTTGATAAAGGATTATGCCATATCTAATCATCCTGAATCTCAGGAAGAAATAGAAAAATCACCTCTCAGCCAATGTATTAACAAATTCATTGAAGACAAAAAAATTAAAACTCTGGCGAAAGCAGCTACTTGGTTAGGTAACGATGAAACTCATTATGTCAAAAAACACGAAAATTACGATGTTCAAGACATGAAACGTTTTTTGAATTCCGCTATCGCCTATGTTGAATACGAACTTACTTATGAAGAGGCGGCTGCTTTTTTAACCAATTCTTAATGATATTACGCAGCCTGTTCGATTCCCACTCAATCTGTTCAGCAAGCAACGTCGGATCATCATCTCTTTCAGCTAAGAAGTTACCATCCATATCCCAGTATTGCGTTATCTCGCGTACTGGGTCGCCTTCTATGCCCATACCTTTTTTTGCTTTTACTTCAACTACACTGATTACTTTTACGCTATCTGGACCGTTCAGTCTTTGCATTGGATATCCCTCCTCTCTTTTGTTAACTTTAATTCACTTCGGAATCAAAAAAAATAGCATCCCGCTCTCTGACTGACAGTCTCAACACTTTTGATAAACTAGAAATTTCAGAAGCTTTAAATTCCGTGTTTCCTTTAAGCTTATTATATAAGCTTTCCCGTAAAATTCCTGTCTTTTCTGCCAAAGAAACCATGGTCATACCCGAATCAGAAATTTTCTTTTCCAGTAATTTGGTATTAATCACATTTTCACCTCCAAATTATGTTGAATTTAATTCATACTAATAATATATCACTTAGGTAAATTTGTGTCAACACTTTTTAACATTTTTGTTGAATTCTTTCCACACATGTGTTATAGTGTTCTCAGAAGGGATGTGTCAACATGCTAGATTTATATAAGAATATTAAAAACTTAAGAGAAGCAAAAGGATTGTCGCAAGATGATTTAGCAAAATTAACCGGATATACAAGTCGCTCTTCTATTGCAAAAATAGAAAAGGGCGAAGTGGACTTGCAGCAAAGCAAAATACTCGCATTCGCAAAAGCATTAGGTACAACTCTAGGGAAATTAATGGGCCTTACAGAAAATGATTATGTTGAAAAAGTAGATACTTTGGCAGCCCACTTCAGCGGTGACGAATACACAGAATCCGAACTGGATGAGATCCGCCAGTTCGCAGCATTTGTAAAGAACAAAAGAAAATAGATACACATACCAGAGTGGGAGGTGTCTTATGAATACATATGAAAAACTCCAAGATAAGGCCTGCAAGGACGGTATTGATGTTATAGATTATCCATTCAATAGTGACAGAATTGATGGATTGTACTGTGATGGCACGATTGCTATCCGTAAGAATATAGAAACATCGACCGAGAAGGCATGTGTTTTAGCTGAAGAACTTGGCCACTATTATACGAGTCATGGAAACATTATCAATATGAATGATGTAAAAAACAGAAAACAGGAACGTCAGGCCAGAGAATGGGGATTCAACAACCGGATCGGCTTACTCGGTATCATCCGGGCATTTGAGCATGGTTGCCATAACCGATATGAAATGGCAGAATTCCTGGAAGTAACTGAAGAATATTTGGAAGAAGCATTGAAATGTTACAGAAGTAAATATGGAATATATAAAGTCGTTGATAATTATGCGATTACTTTTATTCCGAATCTGGCTGTAACGAAATTGTTTTGATTAATTCGCTCTATCGTTTTAACGATAAGACTCAAGGGGGATATGTATTATGAAAAAGAAAATCACAACTGCTATGCTTATTGCCGCAATGTCAATGTCTATCATGGCGTGTGGCGGTGACAAAACACCAGAAACACAGGTGCCAACAACTGAAGCTCCTGTGGTGACTGAAACAGTCGCAACAACTGAAGCTCCTGTCACTACTGAAGCAGCGACAGAAACAGAGGCAGCTGTTTCTGATTATACATTAGATTTGTCTGGTGGAGAATATTTGGGCGAAATTGATACAGGTAATTTGGAGCTTAGATTTGGTGAATTATTAAGTGTAATTAGTCCTGGTGATGGTGTTGTTGTAGTTAAGGCTAAAATTCAACCAAGTTATAGCAATAAAACTACCATTGATCAGAATTACTATTCTGTATGTGACTTGATAAGAAAAAATGGATTTAACAAGTGTTCCGAGTTGCAATATTGGGCTGTTGCTGATATGACTGATGGATCTGAATCAAAGGTTATTTCGTTTACATTAAATTCTGATACAATTCAAGGCGTATACAATGAAAATATTATCGATAATCAACTTGGTGATTATGTAGATGATCTTTATATTTTACCTAGTTTACAAAATTAATTTATAAAATAGCAAAACCGCCCGGTGTCCCCACACCGAACGGCTTCACATAGATTTCTTGTACAAGCCGGAGCTTGTAAACAATACATCCTGAACAAATGTATTGTATCACAAAAATCCGGCACCGTACAGGTGTATTTTTCATACTATTTTTTTTAATTGGAGTGATACATATGGCAGAAGTAACCACAAGAAACCGAAACAAAGGGAAATTTTATAAGGATGGCCGAGCTAAACCGGCCAACTGGGAATGGCGCTTTGAAATGGCTTCTGTAGAAGGAAAACGCCAACAGAAAACGGAAGGTGGATTCAGAACCCAGAAAGAAGCACAACAGGCAGGGATTAAAGCTTATAATCAGTATATGGCATCTGGACAGATTTTTAAAGCCTCTTCAATGTCGTTGGCCGATTACTTGGAATACTGGCTTGAAGATGTTATCCATAAGAATCTTGGTCACAATTACGCTTACAATACTTACCTTAAGTACAAAAATGATGTCAATAATCATATTAAACCGGCACTGGGAGCATATCCGCTTGCTTCTATCCAAAATCATCCGGATGCCATCCAGAAATTTATTGACGAACTGAAGCTACACGGATTTTCGGTTGGAATGATTAAGGGTACTCGCTCTACATTAAGTGCTGCACTGAATTATGCTGTTCTTCCACTGAGATACATAGA